AGGAGTCATATAAATGGCAACAGTAGTAAAAAACTTTAGAATTAAATCAGGCCTCATTGTTGAAGGTACAACAGGTACAATCAACGGCCAAAATATACTTACCGAATCAGGTTCAGATAGTTATATCCTCAATCTTGTCGGCGGAGCGACTCTTGTAAAGTCTGTCGAGTCCACACAGCTTGAAGTTAATGGAGCTGGAAAGCTTTCTGTAAAGTCTGGCGTATTTGACACAGCAGGCGCAGCAGCAGCAGCACAGTCTGCAGCAGAAGCCACTGCAGCAGCAGATGCAACATCTAAGGCTAACGCAGCGCAGTCTGCAGCAATCTCTGCAGCAGCAACAGATGCTACTACTAAGGTAGCAGCAGAAGCAGCACTTAGAGTATCAGGCGACGCAGCTTCAGTTTCAACTGCAGCAGCAGACGCAACATCTAAGGCTAACGCCGCTCAAGCAGCAGCAGAAGCCACAGCATCAGCAGATGCAACATCTAAGGCTAACGCAGCGCAGTCTGCAGCAATCTCTGCAGCAGCAACAGACGCTACTACAAAGGCTAACGCCGCTCAGTCTGCAGCAGCAACAGATGCAACAACAAAGGCTAACGCCGCTCAAGCAGCAGCCGAAGCAACTGCAGCAGCAGCTCTTTCAACTGCAATTTCAACAGAGGTTACAAACCGTAACTCAGCAATTTCAAGCGCAGTAGATTCATTAGTAGACGGTGCACCAGCACTTCTTAATACATTAAATGAATTGGCAGCAGCAATCAATGATGATGCCAACTACACAACAACAATCACAACAGCTCTTGGAACAAAGGCTAACGCAGCCCAAGTAACAACAGATATCGCAGCAGCAGTTTCAACTGCAGCAGCAGATGCAACATCTAAGGCTAACGCAGCGCAGTCTGCAGCAGCAACAGACGCTACTACAAAGGCTAACGCCGCTCAAGCAGCAGCCGAAGCAACTGCAGCAGCAGATGCAACATCTAAGGCTAACGCAGCGCAGTCTGCAGCAGCAACAGACGCTACTACAAAGGCTAACGCCGCTCAGTCTGCAGCAGCAACAGATGCAACAACAAAGGCTAACGCCGCTCAAGCAGCAGCGGAAGCAACTGCAGCAGCTGCTAATACAGCTCAGCAAGATGGAACAACAGCATTTACAGCATTAAACGTAAATGATCAAGCAAAGCAAATTGCAGCTTCATCATCTGGAACAGCATCAGTTGCTGGAACAGCTTACCAGTGGGCAAAGGCTGACTATCGTTCAGCTAAGCTACTTGTTAAGATTGATAACGCAACACACAATGAAATATCTGAAATTCTATTAACACTAGATGCATCAGATAACGTAGCAATTACAGAATATGCAATTGTTGGAACTAATGGATCAAGAGGAACGATTACAGCAGAAGTATCTGGTGCAAATGTTCTTGTAAAGGTCACACCAACAGATAACTCAACAGTTAAAGTATCTGGAACACTACTTAAATAATTAAATAAAAAGGTATGGGGTCCTTTCAAAACCCCACCAAATAACAATTAGGGGATATGTGAACTTAAATGGCAACAGTAAATAAGAATTTTAGAGTAAAGAATGGATTGAATGTGGCTGGTACAGCTACGTTTGATTCTAATATTGTATTAGGCACCGCCCCGATAGCATTTGATGAAACAACAGGGAGACTACAGGTTCAGATTAATGGAACTTGGGTCTCTTTAGCACATACAACAGATGTAGTAGATACATCTGGAGCAATTAGCTTTATGGATATTGGATTAGCAATCGATTACGATGGCAATCCAGTCTATACAGTTCAGGCAAACGGGGTTGTAACAACAGCGACTAAATTCGCTGACGGCGGAACCCCTTCAACAACTTCATACGATCTATCCTTTGACTCCAGCACAATTAACGCTTAATTGTAATGGGCTCAGTGGTATAATTTACAAATAATATAAAATAAGGGGTGGCATAATGTCAACAGTAAGAATTCAAGTAAGAAGAGGCGTCGCAGCAGACTGGACCTCAGTAAACCCAATTCTAGCAGCAGGAGAAATGGGATACGAAACAGACACAAATAAGTTTAAGTTTGGTAACGGTACAGGAGCTTGGAGCACACTTTCATACGGTGCATCAGATACACCTGGCGTTACAGAAATTGCACAAGATGCAATAAATTCAGCCCTTGCAGTTGGAACAGGTCTTACAAAGACATACAATGATGGTGCTAACACAATTACAGTAGCTATCGATGATGCAGTTTGGGCAACTAAGGCATATGTAGATTCATCTAACTCAGGCCTAGTAAGCACAGCGGACTTAACATACATTCCATTTGAAGACAGAGGGGTTGCAAACGGAGTTGCTTCACTAGATTCAAACACCACAATACCAGCAGCTCAGATTAGTGATTCATCAGTAAGAAACAAGATAAGCGTTTCTGGCAATGGTATTAACTATAACTCTACAACTGGAGCTCTAAGTATTGATTTTTCAAACTCACCTACAGCGGTAGCTAACCAAGGATATGTTGCAACACAGCTTTCAAATATTGTTAACAGCGCACCAGGTGCCCTAGATACATTAAAAGAGCTCTCAGATGCACTAGGATCAGATGCAAACTTTTCAACAACTATAACAAATAGCTTGGCTACAAAGGCTACAATAGCTTCACCTACATTTACTGGAACAGTAACAATCCCAGCAGGTGCAATAATTGCTGACTACGATCTAATTTCAGATCGTACAACTGCAGTTTCAGGTGCTATTACTACTGCAGCAACAGACGCTACTACAAAGGTAGCAGCAGAAGCAGCACTTAGAGTATCAGGCGATGCAGCTTCAGTTTCAACTGCAGCAGCAGATGCAACTACAAAAGCAGATGCTGCAAAAGCAGCAGCAGAAGCAACAGCAGCAGCATCTCTTTCATCTGCAATAACATTAGAGGTTTCAAATAGAAACACTGCTATTGCAACTGCTAAGTCAGAAGCAATTGCCGCAGCAGGAACTGACGCTACAACTAAGGCTCAGGGTGCCATCGATGCAGCAGCAGCAGATGCAACTACTAAGGCTTCTAATGCACAGACAGCTGCTATTTCTGCAGCTGCAGCAGCAGCAGACACAAAGGTTTCAGATCACAACTCTGATACAACAAATGTACATGGAATTTCAGACACATCGCTTCTAGCACTTAAGTCAGAAGTTGCAGCAGTAACAGCAGCTACTCTAGGTCTTGGCAGCGTTGATAACACAGCAGATGCTAATAAGCCAGTATCTTCAGCACAAGCTACAGCAATTGCAACTGCTAAGTCAGAAGCTATTGCAGATGCAACAGCACAGGTAAATGCAGTAATTGCATCAGCACCAGCAGCGCTAAACACACTTGATGAATTAGCTGCAGCTCTTGGAGATGATGCAAACTATGCAACTACTGTAACAACAGCGCTTGCAGGCAAGGTTCCATCTGCCACACCAATTTCACAGAAGACAGCAAGCTACACACTTTCATCAATTAACGAAAAAGACTCAATGATTGAAATGAACGCAGCAGGAGCAACAACAGTTACAATTCCAACAGATGCAGCGGTTGCATTCCCAGTCGGCACATCACTAGATGTTCTAAGAGTGGGCGCAGGCGCAGTAGATATCGCAGCAGCAGGCGGAGTTACAGTAAATGCAACTCCAGGACTAAAGCTTCGTGCACAGTGGTCATCAGCAACATTAATAAAGAGAGCAGCAAATACTTGGGTACTTGTTGGCGATCTGTCAGCTTAATTAGATAAAAAATAATAGGAGATAAAAAATGGCAAATAAGAAAATCGGTATTAAGTCTTCAGCACAGGACAACTTCCTGGAGCCAAAGGCCGTTACTGGATTTACTGCCACTGGTGTTAACGGAGGGGCGTTCAATAATGGTTCAGTGAACTTAGATTGGACGCTTCCATCCGATTCACCAGCAGCAACACTATATACAATAGTGTCAAGTCCAGCAACAACAACACAAACATCAACTTCTACCACAAAGGCTTTTACAGGCCTCGCTGGTGGAACATCATACACATTTACAATAACTCCATCTAATGCAGTTGGCAACGGTCCTACCACTACTTCAGGTGCTGCAACACCCACTACTGTCCCAGCTCAAGTTGGTGTTGTTTCAGCATCATCTTCAACAGCAGGAACAGACGTAGTGTCTTGGCCAGTACCAGCAAATGGTGGATCAGCAATAACAGCATACTACTGGGCATCATCTGATGGAAAGTCTGGCAATACAACCTCTACATCAGTAAACGTTACTCAAGAACAAGGAACTGCACAGACATACACTGTTTATGCAGCCAATGCTAACGGAAATGGTGCTGCATCAGGTGCCTCTGCTTCAGTTACAACCTTCTTCTCACCACCTTCATTCTTCTCACCACCAGGGTTCTTCGCACCTCCAGGGTTCTTTGCACCTCCAGGGTTCTTTGCACCTCCAGGGTTCTTTGCACCTCCAGGGTTCTTCGCACCTCCAGGGTTCTTCTCACCACCAGGGTTCTTCGGTCCTCCAGGGTTCTTTGCACCACCAGGGTTCTTCGGTCCTCCAGGGTTCTTCTCACCTCCAGGGTTCTTCTCTCCTCCAGGTTTTGGCGGATGCATAGAAGAAAACACGCTTGTTAAAACAACAACAGGAATGAAAGCTATTAAAGATCTAGCAGTTGGAGATACAATCGTCTCAGTAGATTTGGCTGGAATCCCATTAGTTGGCTCACAAGAAGAGTCAGAGTTTGATCTATCACTATGGAACTCAGATAGCTTAGTTTCTTCAGGAAATGTTGAAGCAACAGTAACTTCAAAAATTGGTAAAATTGTACCGCAGGTAATGTATTTCAATGGCAACGAGTCAAAGAAGATATCTCTAGCACAGCATGTATTCATTAAAAGAGAAGGCATGTACCAGGTTCAAGTTTCAGCAGATATAGTTGAAGGAGACTACCTTGTTCATGTAAATGAAGATGGATCTCTAACAGATGAGCTAATCGAATCAATCACAATGGTTGATGGAGTAGCAACAGTATATAGATTAAATACAGAGCCACAAGACTGGTTCGTTGCAGAAGGAATTCTGCTACACAACTTAAAGATCTAATATACAAAGCTGTTTATTTTAATAATTGACATTTATATACTTAAATGTCATAATGAATAAATGATAGGCTTAATGGCAGAAATGCAAAATGATTTATCGGAGACATGGTCTTCAAAAGAACAGCTTTTCCCTGGACTTTGGGTTTACAGAGATGTAATTAAAAAAGATTTAAATCTTTCCCAAAGACTAGAGGAAGAGCTTTCTTTGTCTAAAGGTTATAGGTGGCAAAGAGCCACCGTCGGAGGCAGCAAGAAATCTATAGACTATAGAGACTGCTTTGATTTTAAAATTGAAAAGACAAGCTTCCCAGAAAAAGACAAGCATCAAATTGTATTTGAAAAAATATGGCAAGACTCGTATGACGCACAAAACCCAGCTCTTCAAGACTATTGCAATATGTATAGCATACAAATGAATTTCTGGGAAAAAATGAACTTTGTTAAATATGGTCCAGGTAATTACTTTAAAGAGCATGCAGATCATGGGTTTTCTTACGTGTCAACAGTCTCATTAGTTGGCTATATAAACGATGACTATGTTGGCGGAGAAATTGTTTTTCCAAAACTTGGTTTACAAATTAAACCTAAAGCTGGAGACCTTTATATATTCCCTTCAACATATTTATTTTCACATGCAGCCATGCCAGTTTCTGATGGCATAAAGTACTCTGTAGTAACAATGACAGATTATAATGATAATTCTCATGGAGATGAGTTTGACAGCTTTGTTAGACTAAAAAATAAAAGCAAATTGAATATGGGAGGGTAGTATGAATCAGCCAGAGATGTTAGCACCAGGAGTTCTTGTATATAGAAATGTATTTCCAAAAGAAATGGATTTGATTAACAGGCTTGAAGAATGTTTATCCAGAGACCCAGATGCCGAAGGTGTCGGATACTCAGACTCACCACATGCAACTTATAAATGGAAGCAGGCCACAACTGGTTATGCTTTGAGCGACTTAAAGTATAGAGACGCATTTGATTTTAAAATTAAGAAAAATAAGCAGGACGATGATGGCAAAAGCGCAGATCAAATTAAACTAGAATCAATATGGGAAAATGCTAAAGATGCACAGCTAGGCCCAGTAGAAGACTATAGACAAAAATTTAACCTTGCACCACTAAATTACTGGGAATCTTTTAATTTTGTTAAATACGGACCAGGGCAGCATTTTCAAGTACACTCTGACCACGGATATTCCTATATCTGTGTACTATCTTCAGTTGGTTATATTAACGATGATTACGAAGGCGGGGAGTTATTTTTTGATAAGTTTAATTTAAAAATAAAGCCACAGGCAGGAGACCTTTATTTATTCCCTTCTTCATACTTATTCTCTCACGCCTCACTTCCAGTAACAAGCGGAACAAAGTATTCTATAGTAACAATGCTCGATTACCTAGAAGCACCACACACACCAGCATATCGAGAGATAGAAAAGAAGTATACAGATGGATATGCGTAAAATAAATGTTTTTAAAACTGGCGATAACCCAGCAAAAATAGAACAAATAAAAGTAAATAGAGAATGGATGGATGAGACTGCAGACAGACATGCATATAACTGTTTCCCAGTCAGCTTATCTAATACTTTAGGATGGGGAATATCCTTTCCAGAAGATATATCTTTTATCTGGGACGGCATATCAGATAGCCAACCCATACACATTAAAGTGCTTTCTGGCGAAAAATATGTTCATACAAATAGGTCTAATGCAACAATAAGCTTTATAACTGGACTTACATTTAAGACTGACAAGAACACAACAATTCTAACAATGCCACCCCCCAACTTTTTTATAGATGGAGCACAAGCATTTACAACTTTATTAACAACATCATTTTTTTCTGGAGAAGTTCCAGTTGTATGGAGAGTCACTTCACCAGGAAAAGTTATAACGGTAAAAGCTGGCACACCAGTTGCCGTAATACTTCCAATATCATTAAAAGAAATTAATGGATATGAGGTAGATCTTTATGATGGTAAGGGCTATGTTGGATCAGCATACGATGGAAGAGAATATGGGATGACGGTAGATAAAATTAATCAGTCTGGTAAATGGGCGGGCTTCTATAGGAACGCAACGGATCATAAGGGAAAAGTTATTGGTGAGCATGAGACCAAGACTTTGAGGCTACGTGTAAATGACAAATAAAATAACATTTCATTCTAATAGACTATATAACATTATTTCTGATTCGTATGCCCCGCAAACTACAAAGTCTTTAATGCCAGAATGGTTTAAGGATGCTCCAAAATTTGAAATTGACCCAAATACCCAGGAGCCATATTTAAATACAGAGGGCGGTCCAGTAAGAACATTTAGATCATGCCCAGGACTACTTGATATATTTATAAGCGGATATGTTTACGTAACCCCATGTAATATAACTTTTAAAAAGAATACAGATGGAACTACTTTTGCAAAAACGGAAGCTGGCTATGAAGATTTTATAGGAGCGAGACAGCCAATGAAAAGTTTTCCAACACCAATTGGATGCGATGACTATCATTTTCACTGGTATCCAAACTGGGCACCATCCGTTCCAGATGGATATAGCGTAATGTACATTCATCCAATAAATAGATTTGATTTACCATTTATTACCACTTCTGCTATAATAGATAATGATAAGATGGATACTCCTGGCCTAATGCCATTTTTTCTTAAAAAAGATTTTGAGGGCACCATTCCAGCAGGAACACCTTACATGCAGTTAATACCATACAGAAGAGAAGACTGGAAAATGGAAAAGAAATTCTATTCTAAAGATGAAATAGAAAAAAGGCACAACCAGCAGGCAAAAAAGTTTAGAACAAAAGATGGTGGAGCGTATAAGCTCAACGTCAGGTCTTTAAAGAAATATGAATAGGTGAAAAATGGAATACACAAAAAGAGCTAGGTTTGCAAGAATGTCAATTACCCCATCTGGTCATTTCGGGAACTCTCCAGACAATGTAGTAGAGCTAGAAGACATGGTTACGCTAGAAGAGCAAGAATATCTTTTAAATTTTGCAAGAAACAACAAAATTTGGGACGTCACAGAGTCACAGTGGAACGAAAACGGAAATATTATTTATGACCACAGAGTATGGGAAGATAGAGTTGCAACAAAAGACTCCCTAATGAAAGCTGATCCAGAAGTTGTTAGAATATTAAATCTTGTTGTAAAAAGAATGACTCCTTACATTAGAGAGAAGTTTGATGTAGAAGTTTCACCCACTGACGCAGCTATAGTACGGTGGCCAGTAGGAGCAATGCAATTCCCACATGCGGATAAAGAGCTCCACGAAGGTCCAGATGCTGGAACAGAAAATGAGTTTCCTTGGTATGACATAGGAACCGTATTCTATCTAAATGACGATTATGAAGGTGGAGAGCTATTCTTCCCATTGCAAAATATAAAGTTTAAGCCAAAGCCAAGGGCTGCATATTTTTTCCCAGGAGATAAGAACTATATTCATGGGGTAACAAAAGTAACAAGCGGAACAAGATATACCGCACCATTCTTTTGGACAATAACTAGATTAGGTAGAGTAGACAATGACAAATAATTATGAGTATACATCTTTTGAGCTTTTGCCAAATGTAAGAATATACCAGGGGCTTCTCCCAGATGCTGACGAGCTGTATAGAATCATGAAAGAGTCAGATCACGATGCAGAAGGCAGATACTATTTAAGAAATTGGGACGAGTGGTCAATATTTGGAACATACTCTCAACAAAAACATAATGAAGATGAGCCTAGAGAATTTGGCCCAAGATACGATGAAGAGAAGATGCTTTCAGATAGAGTATATGAGGCTTATAATACTGCTATCGAGGATTACAAAAAGACATACGGGGTTGTATTGCCAGAATCAGCTAAATTGATGACATCATCTTTTTCAAAATATGATGCAAATGTTGATACAATGGGCAATGAAATGTCAATGCAGTACCATACAGACTTTATTATTTCAGAAAGAGATATGCCTGGTCCAAAGTTTTTGCTTACATGTACAACATACATCAATGATGATTATGAGGGTGGAGACATTGAGTTTTATATAGGAGAAGAATACTTCCCGTATAAGCCAAAAGCTGGAGATATCCTTGTATTTCCTTCACAAGACCCTTATTTCCATGGAGTAAGAACAATTAGAAATGGCAACAAGTTCTTTATAAGAAACTTTATCCAATACTATTATGATGGTCACCCACAATGGATTGCAAATCAAAAGCACTATGGAGCTTATACATGGGCTAAGATGGAGCAAAAAAGAATTGAAAGAGAAAACCCAGCAAACATGAGATATTCTGAAAGAAAGAATTTAGGATACTGACATGCCAATTCCAAAAATAAGAGATGAATTCTTTATAGTAGAAAATTTTGTAGACCAAAAAACCTGTTCTGCTATTATAAATTATTTTGATTTTTTGGTTGAAAACAAGATATTAAAGTGGAATGAGATATCATTTTACGGATCAGAAGCTATGGGATACTGGCCTTCAGACCCTAATTTAAAACTTTTTGGTTTGCCAGAAGATTTCTTTAATCAGCTCAAAGAAAAAATAAAAGCAAAGACTGAAGAGCTTTTAGGGTTTGAAGTTTCTGAAGTTAGCTACCATGCACAGAGATGGATTGAGGGCGCTTTTGCAGACTATCATTCCGACAACTCAGATGAACTTGGGAACCCTACAGCATTTGAAAGAAGTAAGTATGCGGTATTTATTTATTTAAATGATGATTTTGAAGGTGGTCACCTAAAGTTTAAAGATAGCGATATCGACATAAAGCCAAAGGTTGGTCTAACTGCAATATTTGCTGGTGGACATACACGAGAGCATATGGTTACTACAGTAAAGGGTGGCATAAGATATACAATCGGTTCATTTTGGGACGATGCCAGCATAGAATATACTGAAGAGCAGAGAGAAGCTTGGGCAACAGAATTAAAGGCAGTAAGAGCAGAACAAGAAAAGATTTATAAAAAGTGGGCAACACCAGAAGGCAAACCAGTAATGCCAGAAGGCAGAGAATGATAAAAGAACTTCTTGATAATAACATTTATTATTATAAAAATGTTATTGCCAACCCAAACGAGTTTGTAAAAGAAATTGAAAGGCTAGATGGCCTATCTCAAGAAAATGCTCATTTAACAAAATGGATGAGATGGACATCAAGCAATAACCCAAATGATATTTTTGGAGAATACAAGTCTGGTGCGTTCACTGCCCCACAGTCAAACAACGATGTAGATAAGAGATATGCTTTAATTGTGGCTACAATACTTAATGCAATTAATTTGTGCGTAGCAGACTATTCCGAATCTTTAAATAAAGATTTAGGGTTTTTACCGAATGAAGTTACAATAAGAAAGTATTTTCCACCAGCTCAAATGGGGCCTCACATAGATTGTGAAGAAGATGACGATGAGGCAAGACTAACTGCCTCAATTGTTCTTTATTTAAACGATGACTACGTTGGAGGAGACCTAGCATTCCCAGAACAGGATATAAAGATTAAGCCAGAAGCTGGCAGCCTTGTCATATTCCCTTCAGTAAAACCATATTTTCATGCCTCAACTCCACTTGTTTCTGGCAATAAGTACATGTGCCCAGCTTTCATGTTTAAAAGAAGTAAGATAATTTCATAGGTGGTATAATTAAAAAATGGCAACAGTAGGCGTTAATGGATGGCATTTCCCAAGTTACTCGGATTCACCCGATGTACCTAGGGATCTTGGTATTTTAGGCGAAGATATTGCAACGTACATAGCAGCACATCCTGGTCCTCAAGGACTAACTGGCCCGTCAAATGTTTTAACTGTATCTGCAACAAATACACTCAGTGCTGGTCAAGATGCATCTGTAACTATTACTGGAACGTCTCCATCACAATCTTTAATTTTTAATATTCCAAGAGGACAAGATGGAATTTTGGGAGGCCCTGGACCTTCTAATGTTTTATCTATTGGAACAGTCACAGCAGGAGTAACGGCATCTGCAACTATAACTGGTACATCTCCATCTCAAGTTTTAAATTTAGTTCTGCCAAAAGGAGATACTGGATCAACTGGTGCTACAGGTGCAACAGGACCCAAGGGAGATGCTGCAGCAACTATATCAGTAAATTCAACCAGCACCTCAGCAGCAGGTACTAGCGCAACAGTTACAAATGTTGGAACTTCTAGTGCAGTTTTATTAGATTTTGTAATTCCTCGTGGAGCAGATGGCGCACAAGGCCCAGCAGGCCCAGCAGGTCCAGCAGGATCAAATGCAGTCATAGATCCGATTGCAACAAGAATTGCTTTGCAGACAACAGCAACTTCATCAACTGGAGTAAACTCATCGTGGTATCCATTCGTAACAAATTCATTTTCTTTAGGCCTATTGGGACCTATTAACTCTGGCCCAGATAACGTTACAAGAGCTTGGAAAAATATATATTTAAATACAGCAGCAACAGTAATTTCTGACGAAAGAACAAAAGAGAATATAGCGGCATCAGATTTAGGATTAAGTTTCATTAATAACCTTAGCCCAGTTAAATATAATAAAGTTGGCGGGGACAGAACACATTACGGATTAATTGCACAACAGGTTAAGTCTGTATTAGATGAATCTAACATTGTAGACTTTGGCGGCTGGGTAATTTCTGATGTGAATGATCTAGAAGGACAGCAAGCATTAAGATACGAAGAATTTATTTCTCCACTAATTAAAGCAGTCCAAGAACTTACAGCAAGAGTAAAATTACTAGAAGAAAAGTAGGTTCGGGATGTCATACAAAAGCGTAGTCTTAAATGACCACCCAACATCATTCTACCTGCTAGACGAAGTTATATCTGGAACAACAGTATCCTACGATGCACTTAGAACTCAATACTCCACATACGCAGACTTAAGAGATAATGGCATATCTTATGCAAACTTAGGCGGAGCAGTAGTTTATGACTATTCAGGAAGCGGCAACAATGGAGTCTCATTTAACTCATCAAATTCAATACTAATGCCACTTGTGCCAGGATCTATATCTGGAACTAAAATGAACTCGGATACAAAAATAATATATGATACGCCAGGAATGGCAACGTCTATATATAAGAATAATCCATTTTCTATAGACTTGTGGTTTAAGCCACCACAAAATTCTACAAATGAAATACCATTGGCATTTGATACATCTAATTTAATTGGACTAACCTATAAAGACGGCAACGTATTATTCTATATAGGGTCGGCAATCGCAGTAGCTAAAATAGAAAAAACTTCTGCATCGTATATATCTGCGGTGTATAACGGGTCTTCAATTTTGTTATATGTAAATGGAATCAATAAATCAACAAAGAGTGTCCCAGAAGATTATCCCTTTGATAGTCAGACAATTTCTTTTATGTCTGGACCATCGGATGAAGTCGAGCCATTTGTAATAGACTGCGTTGCATTCTATAGATATGCTTTATCAGAAAGCAAAATACAAAATCATTATGACTCTGGTTCATATGAGCTAAATCATTTGCAAATAGTAGAGCCAGACGGCGGAGTTTTATTTACGCTAAATCATTCAAAAATAATGCCAGTTAAACAGTACTACTATCCATCTGCAATTAAATGGTCTGAATTAACTAGTGGTGATGCCATACTGTCTATAGACCATGACTACATAACATTTGCAAAAACAGAAACAGAACAGCCTGCCAGTTTTAGCTTTACGCAAGAGATACTAGTCCCTTCAGGAATTGGAATAAATAGCTCACAGCTAACTTACTCACCAGACTACGACAACATATCTGTTGAAATTAGTTTAGATGGTCTTACTGGCTGGCAAGATTGTCAGAATAATAAGTCTTTGCCATACTTCAGCAAAAATGATTTAACAACAAATGAGCGTGTATATATTAAGACAACAATGTCATCAGATGACACGTCTTTTGATATTCCAAAAATTGAATCTCTTTCAATTGATTTCTTTAATAATTTAGACTACTACGCAGATAATTCTGGGGATAGAATATATTCAGATCAAGACTATGACCTGTCTAGATATAACGAAAGAATCTTATCTTATAACAAAAATAATGGGCTTTCCATGCATGATATTGGCGGGTTTAATATAGACTCTACACTAGCAACAAGAAGCATTGAAATGATATATACCCCTGGATCTGGGAAAAATGTTTTATTCTCAAACGGCTCTAAGATATTTGAATGGTCATCTGATGGCACTATAAATAAAAGCGGAGTGTCTGAAATATATGTAAACGGACAAAATGTGACAAGCCAGACAAATGTCTCAAATTACTTTACGGTTGGGTTTCCACATCACATAGTCGTCACCCTATCAAGTGCCACTTCTGGCATAATTAAAATCAATCAAAATGTTGGCGGGACTGTATATGGGGTAGGATCCAAGTATAACAATATAGCCATCTACCCATCAGTATTGACATCTGGACAAATATTAAGGCATTATAACTATTATATTGGTAATTGGTCAAATTCTGTTGGATCAGAACAGCTCTCCATATCAGAATCTACATCAGGGAATGACTTAACCCCGTACTCGGTTTACTCTATTGAATTTGCTAGTTCAAATATTGTAATTTAGTGTATTATCTGTTACAAAATATGGACTTTGGCACCAGATAATGGTATGATTGTGGTCTATGGATATCTTAAGTAAAAACACCAAGATTGTCGAAGAGACAACCCTAGGAATCTATGTCTGGGAAATGCCAGATGGTAGATGGATTGGAGATGATGATGGGAATTTTCTCTCAATCACATCAATCAAAGGCAATAAATCCAAAATCGATGCTTTGGCTAAAGAAGTTCGCTCATTTGGTATTGACGAAGGCCAACCCAAGTTCCTATCTGGCCGCAGAAAAATTAATGACGAAGAGCTTGCAGAGCAAGAACAAAGACTTAAGTGGGGACTCCCACCAGACCCATACGATATCGGAGTCTATAAAGACTCAGTACTAAGAGGCGGTAAAGTTCATGAATAGAAAAGTAGAATTTTTAGAAGACGAGATTGATAATGGAAACACTATCGATATATCTAACACCTCAGACTGGTTCCATTTTCAAAAATCAGAGGAGCACGAAGATCCGTTCAAGATAGGCCTAGATGAGATTAAAAAGCTAAGAGGCCTTGGAACAAATTTTAAACGTAAAATTAACCGTGATTTTTCAAAAGCCTTTGTAGGAACTTCTGGCGTCGGTACACAACAAAACCTTTTGCAGCAAGCAATTAGCGGGTATGCGTTATTTGATCTTGTAGAGCCAACTTATAATTTAGAGTATTTATCAAAAATTTATGAAGTGTCAACATATAACTACGCAGCAATTAATGCAAAGGTTTCAAATATTGTTGGTCTTGGATACATGTTCGCAGAAACATCAAAGGCTAAAGATGCAATGGATGC